AGAGAATTTTATGCCCAATTATTATTTTCTAATCCTCAAGTGTTAGGCAACCCATTAAAACCAAAATATGATAAAATCAATTGGGTATCTAATACTTCTAACCTAAATGCCTGGAAAAAAGGACTTACTGGATTCCCAATTGTCGATGCTGGTATGAGAGAATTAAATTCCACTGGATATATGCATAATAGATCTAGACTTATTACAGCTAGTTTTTTAATTAAAACATTATTAATTGACTGGGAAGATGGAGAGAAATATTATGCTACCCAATTAACTGATTATGACCCAGCTAGTAATAATGGAAATTGGCAATGGGTTGCCTCATCAGGGGCCGATGCTCAACCATATTTTAGAATATTTAATCCATGGTCTCAATCTGAAAAACATGATAAAGATGCGGAATATATTAAAAAATGGGTTCCCGAGTTAGAATCTGTTCCAGCAAAAGACATTCATAAATGGGATGAAGTATATGAAAAATATACAGATGTTAAGTATCCCAAACCCATTGTAAATTATGAGGAACAAAGAAAAAAAGCTTTAGCTATGTATAAAAAGGTCGTTTAAATTTAATTTATCTATTTATTATATAAATGAGTCAAGGAGAACTTCCCGATTTTGAATTAGATGATTCGTATACTATTCCATTTACAGAAGAACAACATAATTTTGATGATGTTGATTTTTCTGATGATGAAGAGTCTTTTAAGGAAGGAGAAACTACATTACCCGATGAAAGTGATAGTGATAATAGTGATTGGTCTTTTGGTCCTCAACAAAATCCTGGTCCAATGACTATGGAAGAGTTACGAGGTGGAGCGGGAAAAAAAAAAAAGAAGAAAGCAACAAAAAAGAAAACAGCTAGCAAAAAGAAGAAAGCAACAAAAAAGAAGAAGACCACAAAAAAGAAGAAATCAACTAAAAAAAAGAAAAGCAAAAAAAAATAAAAAAATAGCCAAATAGATATTTTACACCAATGGAGTGATTATTCTAAATACTGAAGTTTAGATTGAATTGAATCTTTAATATGAATATTCAAATCAATGGTAAATTGACTAGCTACATTTGATTTTTGAAAATAATTATCATCAAAAATTAAATCACTATATTCCAATAAATTATCTTCATGCACTTCCATATATAATTTTGAAAACACATAGTCATAAAAATACTCTTTGGTTTTATGTCTACTAACTGTTATATCATCCCTTTGGAAATATAGTTTATAAATTTTTTTATATTCTTTAAAAGCAAGTTCTATTTGCTTTGAATCTGTCAATATTCTTGGATAATTATTTCTATTTCCAATAGTAGGTTGTTTTAATTTAACTAAATATTTATCTAATGCATTATCTTTCGTTTGAAGATGTAATACTTGAAATTTCATCTTTTGGTTTTTGTAATCACAAACAACAACATTTAAAATAAAGGAAATCATTTTCACTTCATATAAGCTATGTATGTAATAAAATACATTATATATTTTCAATTTTATATTATATTTATATATAATGAAAAATTGTTGTCATACTACAAAAAAAAATAAAATATGTAACAGAAAAGATGGGAAAACTTTTAAATTACCTAGGAGATTTTCTAAAAAAAAATGTTTAACACAAACAATCAAAGGCTTTTCTATGCGTAGCTCTTGTGCTCCATATAAATTTTGTAAAACTAGTAAACAAAAAGGTGGTAAGAAACAATTTTTATATAATCCAAACGATCCTAAAAAAAGTTTTGATGTATATATTGATAAAGACCCTAGTGATACTATACCAATTAAATATACTACTGTAACAGATGTAGAAAATACAATAAAAAAATTAGAAAAATTATATAAAGATGGAAAATATTCCCATAAAAGAATATGGCAAGTTGGAATGATAATGAAAGTAAGATTAGAAGCAATGAAAAAACATAAGAAAGAAATGTATCCAAATGCTAAAGAAGTAACAAAAAGATACAATTTAGCTAATAAATATTTTAAATTTTTAGGAAAAAGAACGAAAATAAAAGGAGAAGAAGAGAGAAAGAAATTAAAATTTAGTTCCATTTAAGAAAATTAAATATTTTTGATATAACATAATATATAGCTACTAACATCATTAATAATTCTAAAAAAGCTTTCATTTCATATATTTGATTTACAAAAGGAAACAAATGAATATGTTCAAAATCTATTGTAGTTAAATGAATAGGATCATATTGTATTAATGAATCTTCTATTTGCCGTTTTGATAAAAGAATTGGATGATTATACATTTTAAATTCAGCGCACATATTTACTATTTATATCAAAGTAAATAGTAAATCAATTTTATTTAATTTAAATAGTGAAAATGAAACTCATTAGGGTGTTTTATACAATATGGACAATGTATTCCTGAAGAAGCCATATTTTCATATTGAGGATATAAATTTGTAGAAAAATTATGGTAATGATTACCTTTATATGTCATACAATATTTACATTTTGTATTTACACCTAAATATGCATTTTTATCCGTAAAAATATTTTTAAATTTAAAAAATAAAATGAGTATTAAAACGCAAAAAATAAAAATTATTACTTTATTCATATATAATTATGAAATATTTTTCTTAAATCCTATAAATTATGTGACCATTTTTTTAATTTTCCCAAATAAACAACATCTGTAAAATTATTATGATAATTATTATAATCTGATGTTACTTCTGTAACCTGAACCACTGTTCCATCTAGTTTTTCCCAAAATATATAGTGTTCCTTTTTATTACCATTACTAATAATATTTTCCTGTTGCTTTTGTGAATAAAATCCGTGTACTTCCATTGTATTATTAAGTGTAAATAGAATAAAGTATTTAATTCAATTTTATTTAAAAATTGAAATAAATTTAAATAGATAAATTTAAGTATCCAAAATGACCAACTATATTTTAATAGATGCCAGTTATTTTATATTTTATAGAGTATTTGCTCTTCATGTATGGTGGAAAAATGCTCGTCCACACGAAGAACTAGTAAATCCTTATGACAATGAAGAATTTGTAGAAAAATTTAAATCCACATTTAAATCTAAGATTGATGAAATAAAAAAAAAATTAAAAATAAAACATGCAAAAATAATTGTGGGTAAAGATTGTCCTCAACAACAAATTTGGAGAATGGCATTACATCCATCTTACAAGGGAGGAAGAAATGAAGTAAAAAATGTTCAAGCTAATATAGGAAGTTTCTTTTATATGGTTAATAAGGAACAATTATTTGAACAATCTGGAGTAGATATGGTGGTGCAATTAGATAAATTAGAAGCAGATGATTGTTTGGCTTTAACAGCAAGACACTTGTATAAAAAATATGAAGATGCTCAAATTTACATAATAACCAGTGACCATGATTATATTCAATTATCAAATGACAGAATACATTTATATAATCTAAAATACAAATCTTTATTAGAATCCAAAGCCTATAGTGGAGAACCAAAGAGAGATTTATTTTATAAAATTGTTTTAGGAGATAAAAGTGATAATATACCAAGTGTATTTGATAAATGTGGAAAAAAAACAGTAGAGAAATGCTATGATGACCCTATATATTTTGAAACAAAACTAAATAAAGAAAACAAAAATTTAGATTATCAAAGGAATTTACAACTAATAAATTTTGATCATATTCCTTCCATTCTTGTAGAATTATTTTATAATGATATATTAACTACATTATAATGGAACATATATTTATGGTATTAATAATAAATAATAGATATGTAAGATGGGAAGAAATAAATAAAGAAGCAACATTAAAAGATTTATTTGTTTTTTTGAGAGAAAAATATAAAATAGAGAAATGTATACTAGAAATAGATGAATTAGTAATAAATAGACCAACAAAGGATAAAATAAAAGATTTATGTGAAAAAAAAGATTTAACAATAAAAATAATGACTAAAAACCAAAATTATATGTTATCTAAAGATATTTTTTAAATATATGCATCATTTTTTAATGATATAGGTAAATCATTTCTAACAAAATAACATTCCCCATTTTCTCTCCACGAAACCTGTATTGTTTTAATTTCAACGCCATTTTGCCATGCTTTATAAACTGCATCTTTATAGGTTAAATCTATATTAGATGTTTGAAAATGAGAAACATCGGTTCTTTGAACTACAAAGCATAAAATAGCTCTTACTTTCCCTGATTTTGCAATTTCCTCTAATTCTTGAATATGTTTCAAGGCTCGAGGGCTTACCACAGCAGCGCTATTTTTTCTATATCCATCAGGAAAATAAGCAATTTTTTCATTCCAGTTTTTTGACTTGATTAGATCTGCGTATTTTTTCTTTTCTTTTTTTGGAACATCAACATAATCCGCTAATGGAACATTTTTTACTTCTAATACAAAGGGTTTACCATCTTTATCAGTGCCAGCAAAATCAAATCGAGAATTCAAAAATGTTACTTCTCTTTGAAATTTGTTACAAATAAGATTAGCAATAAAATTTTTCTTTAAACATTCTTCAACTATAGTTTCAGCTAGTTTAGGATTAATACCTATAAATATTTTATTTGTACCTTCTTCCAAAATAGCCAATTCAATTCTATGAGAACAAGTTTGTTTTTTTTTCTCAGGTAAATGAGACAATAATACATTAGAATCTTTTTCAGCCAATCCGCAACAACCTAATGAAGGACTATGACCTAGTATAGGAGAAGAATTTTCTAATATCACATCGGCAACATAAGGAGTTTTACAATGAGCTGAAGGGCGTTTAATTATAATACCTTCACATATGTCGTTAATTTGAAATAATAAGTTTTCCATTTTAAATATAAATTAAATAAAATGAAAATAATAAATTCAATTTTATTTAAAATACTAATATATAAATGGGAAAAAATGATAAATTGCAACATATAGGGTTATTAGCTAGTGGAATAAGTTTAATTTCATTTTATTCACTTGTATATCATAATTTTGAAATACAAGATCCAACTAGTTTATCTTGGACTTGGTTATTTTTGGGAATAATAATTCAAATTTTATGGATAATTTTTGGATTTACAAATGAAATATTACCAATTATGATTTTAACTCCATTAATATTATTTGGTTATGTAACTTTATTATATTTGAAAATAAAATTAGAAACTAACATCTTAAAAAATAAAAAATAATTATTTATATTTTCTCTTCGTTTTTTTTAATTTAAATGATTTGGTGGATTTTCTAGATTTATTGTTTTTTTGTTTCTTATTTTTTTGTTTCTTATTTTTTGTCTTCTTTTTTCCACCTTTTAATGATTTTGGGTAGTATATAGAAGTATTTGGTATTTTAGAAATTATAGAGTTATATTCAGCTTGAACCTGTTGTATTCCTAATGGTGTATAATGTATTTTGGTAAGAAGATTATTTAAATTTTCTAAATCAGAAAATTTAATATTGTAATTAACATTTGCTCCTACAATTTGAGCAGCTTTAAATATTTCATGAATGGAATGATTATAAGGAGTCATAAATACAATTGAAGCTAATATTATTACATTTAAATTAATATTTTTAAAAAATCTAGCCACTAAAATAAATATCATAGTATGACCAGATAAATTACTAACAAAATATTTATTATATCTTTTTTGTAAATTTAAGGAAAAACTTAATGGTTCAATTGGTTTCATATAACAAATTGGTGGAGTCCAAGGAGGTCGTTCATATAAATTATCTACTTTTGGATTAACTCCACTACTCTTTATATATTTTTTTTCCCTATTTGAAAGAGGTGGAAAAATAGGAAAATATTGAAAAACATTATTCATACAATCAGT